GACGTGGGCCGTGTAGATGTTGGTCGTATTCGTGCGGAATTGCAGCCAGAGATCCTTATTGGATACGTATGCGCGGATGTCGCCGAGCGTGGCGCTTGCGGTCGGACAGAGCAGGTAGTACCCGGCAAACGAGCATCCCGAAAACGGCGCCGCCGCGTACCAGTTTCCGTATGCGCCCGATGCGTTGACGGCGAGCCCGATCAGCACCCGCGCCGCCGTGTAGGTGTCGGCGCTCGTCACCATCGTAGGCCCCGACGCGGGCGAGCCGGAATCGTGAATCGCGAGGATGATCCGGTAGTTGTTTGGCCCGAAGGCGCTGGAGTAGATCGCCTGCGACCCGGCGGTGGTGTCGCGCGTCCATGTAAGCTGGGTGATGGCGGCGGCCGTGTCGACGTCGTTAGCGACCGAAAACAGGGTGTTGAGCGACGCCATGATGCCCGCGGCGTCGGCGGACGCTGGTGTGCTCACGCCTGCATGGTAGCGGGTCCATCCCATCAGATCTTCTCCACGCTGGTACAGTTGGGGACGTTGATGACGGTGCGCCCCTCCATCACGAATTCGCGTCCGCCGAGTACGGTCACGAGCAGGGCCGCACGCCACGCCGGGGCGCCGGCCACCATCGTCAGCACGTAGCCGTCCGTCCCGGCCGCGAGCACCGAGGCCGCGGTGGCGCTCGTCCAGGTGTGGATGCTGCCGGCGGTCGGGGTCGTCGCAGCAAGGGCGGCGAGCTGCGCGTCGTAGGCCTGCACGTCGGTGCCGATGGCGAGGCCGAGATTGCTCCGGGCGCCCGAGGCCGTCGACGCGCCGGTGCCGCCGTCGGCGATGGCTACGTCGGTCGACCCCGGCGCGTAGTAGTCCGTCCCCGCCGACGCCGCGCTGATGACGCCCGAGGTCGCCTTGACGAGCCCCGTCGTGGTTGCGCGCTTGATCACCTTGCCGGTCGTGCCGTTGTAGACGGCGATCTCCGAGTCCACCGATGCGCTCGGGCCCGTGACGTCGCCGGTTCCGCCCCCGCCCCCGCCCGTGCCGCCGACCGCGGCGTCCCCGTCCTCGGTGGCGAGGCGCAGGGTGCGCGTGCGCGCGTCGAGGTAGAGCAGGCCCTCGCCCGCCTTCGTGGCCCCGCTGCGGGTCGTCACGAGGAGGCGGACACCCGCCACGGCGTCGAGGATTCGGCCGACTAAGCTCATGATCCGATCTCCTCGTCAGGCGGGTAGAGTAGCACGCCGACCGACACCCGCCCGGCCGACCAGTCCACCGATACCTCGTCAATGATGCCCCGGCGGTCGACCGTGCCGCGCGTAAGGAGCGCCCGGGTGACGATTCGTTCATCCGCGACCTGTAGCCCACCGCCAACGGTCCAGGCCGCCGCCCGCAGCCCGGCGCACGGGGCTACCAGCCGCTCTGGTACGCGCGTCGCCAGCGGCCCAAGGCGCGCGATGTCGCCGGCCCTCGACGCGCTCTCGTTGGTCCACAAGCGGTCGGAGAGGTCGTAGTCCCGGCGGCGCGTGGCCGGCAGGGTCGCGGTGTCGTAGGCGGTGCCGTCCGTCAGCCCGGAGCCCGATAGCACGCGGATCACGTTCGCCTCGACGGCGTGGTCCTGATCAAACCCGGTCACCTCGGGATGGTCCTCGAGGTCGCGGTAGTGCAGGGCCGCCTCGATGACAGCCGTCGAGGCGTAGGGGTCGACGCCCGCGCGCACCGTCACCCGACCGCGGCGCATCGCCAAGAACAGCCCGCCGCGCCCGAGGAAGTCCGCGAGCCACGAGTAGCCGTCGGTCACGGGTCCGATCTGCGGGTAGTCCCATGCGTAGTTCCCCGAGGTCGCCGCTACGATGGTCTGGGTCTGCTGCGCGTCGTCGAAATCCACGAGGTCCGCGCTAAAGCCCAGCCCCCACTCGGCCGGGTACACGTCGTAGGCGCCGTTGCTCTGCTCTCGACTCGTCAACAGCTTGCGGACGATGTCGCACGGGTGACCGGAGAGGTAGGCCACGAAATACACCCAATCGCCGATCGCGGCGTTGGCGGCCGTCGTCCCAAGCTGGCCCGTCGCGCTCGCGCCGGTGAGCGTCGTCCCCGTCTTTCCCGTGTACGTCAAAAAGAACGGGTCACCGCTCGCCGGCTGCACCATGACGAGCCCGGTCCCGCCCGTCTCGCGCTGGAACCCGGCGGTGGTCGAGAAGGTCAACGTCGCATCGCCCGCGGTGTATCCGCTGGTCAACTGCCGTCCGCCCGACACGGAGGAGAACAGATAGTTATCGGTCGAGTCCCTGTCGAGACGCGCCCCGGTTGCCGTCACGAGGTCGGCGCACGTCACGGTGAGCACGCCGCCGCGCAGGGTGTAGCCGGTCATCATGCCCAGCCCGATCCGCGCGCCGTCCTCTTCGGGGAGGTGCTCCATGTAGCACAGCAGCTCGAGGACCGTCCCCCGCGCCCAATGCTCCATGACGTGCCGAATCGCGTCAACGCCGACCACCTCGACGTCGAACCCGCCGATAGAGCTCTGCCACGTCGCCGCCTGTAGCCGCTGGCTCTGTGTGCTGACCTGACGAATACCGCGCACGCCCTCCATCCCGGCGTGCGAGCACACCGCGGCGTAGTAGCCGGGCTCGGCGTAGCAGTTGACCGAGCGCAGGAGGTAGCGCCTCGACGTCGCGCCCGATTCCATGGCCGCGAGGAAGGCGTCCGTCCAGCTCACCGCCGCACCGTCGCCGACAGGTCGGGCCGGCGCAGGACGTCGAGCGTGCGGCCGATGGCGGAACCATACGGGGCGCTCGCGTCGGCGAACGGCAGCGCCCCGGAGAGGATGCGCGTGGTGTCAGGCGTGAACCACTCGCCCTCCTGCCCCGAGGTCCACGTTGCATCGCGGAACAGCGCCACCGCCATCTCTACGCTGTATTCCAGCGTGACGTCGAGGGTGTAGTTGCGTCGCTTGTCCGTCGTCACCATCTCCCGCCCGCGCTCCGATTCCGGCCGGAACAGCACCGGGTAGAAGTCGCGGTGGCGGACGATGCAAGACGTATCGACGTGCGCGTACCGCAGCCCCGTGGACGCCGTGACGACGCTCCCCGACACCGAGGCGACCGACAGGATCTCGCGGCGCCACGTCGGGGTAGACGACTCCACGACGATCTGATCACTCGCCGCGACCGCCCCCGACGCCGACCACGAGGAGAATCCGTTGCCCCGCGTGCGAAGGACCGTCGACCCCTGCACCAGTCCCGATGGGATCACCCCACAGAACGCCTTGGCGTGGTCCTTGGAGAAGCCGACCAGCCCCCCGCGGTCGAGGTGGTTTTGCAGCGCGTGCAGCGCGGCCTCGGTGGCATCCGCCCCGACGCTGCCGAACCGTTCCACCTCGATCCGCAGCTTGAACGTGGGCCGGGTGTAGGTCGTCGTCGCCGTGCCGTCCATGGCCTCGGAGACGGCCGACACCGCGCCGACCATCTCGTCCAAGGCCGACAGCGCGGGCGCGCACGCCAGCGCCTCCAGAGGTCCGTCAGGCTCAAAATACACGTAGAACGTCGCCGACCCCATCACACCCCCAGGGAGACGCGCGACCCGAGCGGGCCGGATTCGCGCCGGATGAGGTCCACGAGCTCGCGCACACCCGCGCGTCCGCCCATGACCGAGCCGATATGAATGTTGACGCCGCCGTTGCCCTGCCGGTTACGGGCGCTGGTCGCCTGGCCCGAGGTGAGCACCCGCTCCCCGCCGTGGAGCATGTAGAGGCCGGTCGTGCGGACGTTGGCGGCGCCGGTGTCGTTCGACCCCGCGATCATGCTACCGAGGTTCATCAACCCGCCGAACGGGTTCCACCAGCCGTGGCCCTTCTTGGCGCCGTCGGAACTCGTGATGAATCCCAGAACGCCCTTGATGATCGTCTCCCCTACCTGTTTCCACGTTTCCCAGTTGAACAGAGAGCGAAGCATGTTCTCGAACGCTTCCGGCAGTCGCTCCGTCAACAGCTCGATGACTCTCGGAATTGAGGTGAGAAGCTCGGTAGTGAGCACTTCCACAAGCCGGGGCACCGCATCTCCGATCCCCTCGATAAATGCCGGGATCATCTCAAACAGCTTCGGGATTCCCTCCTCGATGCTCCGCACCACCGCATCGGTGAGGATGGTAGGGAGCCGGCCCACCGTGTCCATCAAGGACATCGCCCACTCATGCACGCCGTCGAGGAGCCCGTCCCCGATGCTCTTGACGAGCTGGGCGATCATGGCGATCCACCCGATAGGCCCGCCCATGCTGGCGAGCGACCCGACGATTGAGTTCGCGCCGCCCGTGACGGTCCCGATCGCCTGCCCCGCCTGCGACTGGCTCGCGGAGAGCACTGCCTTGGTGTTCTCGGCTACGGCGGCTTCCTGATTGCTGATCGTCGTGGCGAGCTTCATCATCGCGTCGATGACGGCCTCGCGCTGGTCGACCAGCACGGGATCCAGCCCGGCAAGCTCGCCCGCCCGAAGCCCCGTCAAGGTGCCCTGGTAGCCGGCCTCGGACATCGTGCCGCGCGTGAACGAAAGCGCCGCGTTGGCCTGCGTCAGCGCGTTCGCGATCTGCCGCTGCTCGTTCTCCTTGGCGATGGACTGCCACAGCGCGTCCTGCGCCTTGCGGAGTTCGTCCGCCGCGTTCTTCGCGGCTCGCATCGATTCGGTGTGCCGGTCGTTGGCGTCCTTCGCGGCGTTTTTGGCAACGATTACCGCCTCGGTCGTCTCGCGGTCTGTTCGCAGGGCCACAATGGATTCGTTGATCACGCCGATCTGGGCGTCGATCTGGCCCTGTAGGTCCGCCGAGCTTCCCCAGAGATCGTCGTACACCCCAACCGCGAGCCCTGTCGGGTCGATCAAATCGTAGAACGCCCGGCCGGCGTCGCGCACCTGGCTCGTGAGGCTGTCCTGCTCCTGCCGCAGCGCGTACAGCTTCGCGCGCGTTTCGTCGGTCGCGCCCTGCCACGCCGTCAGCGCCCGGAGGCTGTTGCGCTCGAGGTCCGCCATCAGCGGCGAGAGTTCGCCCGTGGCTTCCTTGAGGTCGATGGTCGCCCGCCGCGTCGAGTCGAGGAGGGGCTGGAGTTCGGCGTGCGCTGCTGTGAGGGCGATGGCGATGGCTTCGGCCTGCCGCGTCTCCGCGTTGTAGATGCGCCAGCCGGCATACCCGGCGGCGACGGCGACCCCGAGGGCCGACAGCGCGGCCGCTGCCGTGACCCCGGCGGCGCCCATCTGCGCGATCGCGCTTGCCGCCTGGGGGCCTTGCTGTACCGCCACCGTGAACGGAGACGCCCCTCCCGCGAGTTGCACCCCCACGTCCTGCAATTGGGCGAAGAGGTTGGCCGCCCCGGCTTTCGCCGCGCCGGCCGACGTCCCGACCTTCTCGACGGCCTTGGAGGTGTTCGCCGCTTCGGTCGCGACGGCGCGGAGCCCGGCCGCGGCCCGCGCGTAGTCGATGACGATGGTTTCTTGCACGGTGCCCATCAGATCGACCCCATGACGTACACAGGCTGGATGCCCTCGCCGTTCCGCCGCACCAGCCGCTGCTCTGCCTCAAGGCCGACCTCTGCCGCCGCCCGGTCAAGGGACAGCGACAGCGGGTGATCCGCCGGGTAGCCGGCGAGCGCGCTTGGGCGCGTTCCGTAGCGGCGGGCGAGGCGGTCGAGGTCCATCAAGCGGTTATCCGAGAAAGGAGCCGAGCTCGTCGGCGAGACCCCCCAGGCGCTCGCCGTAGCCGTTAACGAGGGCGGTGTAGTCGAGGGGCGGCAGGCGCGAAAGGCCGAACACGCCGGCCGCAGGATCGTGCGCCGACGCCGACAGCTTGACCGGCTTCGGCTCGGCGCCGGGCTTGCCGATGGCGACCACGACCGCGCAGACCATCGCCTCCATGGCGCGCGAGCGGGCGACCACCTCCTCCGGGGTCGGGGGCGGCGACTCGGCGGGCGGAAGGCCCGAGGTGTCGGGGCGCGACACGATGGGGAGCTCCGCGGCGATGTGCGCCTCGACCGCCTGCGACGGCGTGAGGAGGCGGCAGACGTAGACGAACCCCGACGGCGCCTCGACGGTGTACGTGTAGGCGCTCACGCGGCCACCCGGCTCGACTGCGCGTTGACGACGACGACCGCGAGGCCGTTGTCCGTGCCGTCGCTGACGCCGCGGAAGGTGACCGTCTGCATGATGCGTCCGTGGCGGTTCACGGGCGACCCGTAGGCGGTGATCACGGCGTTGTGCAGGGTGAACGCGACGGAGCGCGTGCCCGAGGTGTACGTGACCGTCAGGGCGCTCGCCGTGCCGCCCGTGTACCCGGTGTAGAGCCCGTTCCCGTCGTAGATGACGGTGAGATCGATGGTCACGACGCGCGGGCCGCTGATGGCCGGCTCGACGGTGTACTGCGACCCGACAATGGGTTGACGCTCGAACCGATTGTCGACCTTCAACGCGAAGTCGGTACAGACGAGGGTGAGGCTGTTCCACCCAACCGCCCCGGCCTGATGCGACAGGATGGGGAGGTGAGTTGAGGTAACGCCGCAGTTGGTCGCCGACGTCCGCCCGCCGCCGCTCTTGCCGATGACGGTCACCCGGGCGCGGGCGCGGCTGCGGTTGCTGACGGTGAGCTCCAGCATGGAAATCCGGCACCCGGCGAATTTCTCCGCGCTCCCGGTCCCGAGCACCTGTTCCACCGTGAGGCCAGCCGTCGGAGGCGTCGCGGCCATGGTATACGTGTGGGTGTAGGGGTTCGTTCCGGTCGTCGCCGTCGTGCCCCACAGGGCGTGATACCAGATGAGGCCGAAGCCCTCGTAGCCGGGCTCCACCTCGAACGTCCCGCCGACGTCGATCCCGTTGTTGACGGAGGACGTCACCACCGAGCCCGTAAGCGGCTCGTTGAGCGCCTCGCGGAACTCGACGTGCATGTCCGTCTCGATGGCGGTCGAGAACGTGTAGAAGGAGCGATCCGGCGTGCCGGCGCTCCCCCAGCTCGTGTTGTCCTCGGCGACGGAGATTTTCCCGCCGCGGCCCATGTAGTCAGCCATCGTCCTACTCCGTCACGTTCTGCACGTAGAGCCGTGCCCGCGCCTCGAGGGTGCGCCCCGATGGCGACCCTCCAGGGCGGGCGGTAACGATCTTGCACACCACCGTGTAGGTCGTGCCCGAGGTGCCGCCGGTGACCCACACGCGGACCCGGCCACCGTCGCAGATGCGGTCGTTCGTCGCGACGTGCATCGCGGCCTGGTCGACGCCGGCCGCTTCCACGGTCGTGCTGCTGATATAGCTGATCTCCTCCCACAGCATCCGACCGCGGCCGGGCACGATGGCCCTCTCCAGCATCGCCGAGAAGTCGAAGTCCACGTAGACGGACTCGTTCGCGCCCTTGACGAACTGGCTGCGGGCCTTGGCGTCCCCCGGGCGTTCCGGGCGGACGCGGAATGTGCGCGCGTTCGGCCGCCCGAGTTCGATGTACCCCGACTTCGCCGACGACGGGGAGAACGTCGTGGCCGCCGTGCTCGCGCTGCTGTTGCCGAAGTAGAGGTAGAGGGCGGACATCTTTACGCCGGGGGGCGTCCAGTTGTCGACCTCGATGGTTCCCGAGCGGGTCGACGTCGAGAAGCTGTCGAGGTCGTAGGTCTGGAGGGTGCGGCCGTCGCTGTTGCACACGCGGATGTCCTGCCCGGCGCTCTGGACGTTGTTCCAGAACTCGTCATCGTCAGGGAGAAGCGTGTGGGTGACGTCGATAGGTGCCCCCGGCGTCCCCGCGGTGTTGTCGACCGAGATCACGCGCCGGAACTGCCACGGGGTCGCCCCAAGCTGATACCAGCTCATCGGGGCACCTTGCAGCGAGCGTGAACACGGGGCATGATGGGAGGGTAACACGGAGAATGCATGTTCGTCCTCGCTGCCCTGCTTTCCCTCTCGCCGCAACGCGTCGCCATGATGGCCCGCCCGTTCTGCCCCGGTGTCGAAAGCCCCGCGCTCGTGGTCGCCGACCGCCTCGCGGCCTTCTCCGCGCCCGTCGTGGGCTGCGCGTCGCGCGTCCGCGTGGAGTGCTCGCCGGAGGTTGTCGCGCGCCCCGTGCGGCCCTTCCTGGCGACCGGCGACGCGCTCGCGTTGATGGTCCTCCCGGGCGCCGACGGCGGCGAGGCGTCCTGCGTCATCCACAGCGACCAGGGCGCCGCCACGGTCCGCATCTGGATCCCCGAGTAGGTCACACGCCCTCCCCGGAGGTCGCCGACCAGTAGACGACGATCTGAAGCTCGGCGCCCACGGTGTTCTTGCCGCCGCCGAAGTCGTCGCCCGTCGTGCTGATGCCGGTCACCACCACGTCAAGCGCGTTGCTCGCGATGGTGCGATCGGCCTCGATCGCGGACGTCACGAGGTCGAGGAGGTCGAGGGCCGCCACCGTCGCGCCGCGGGGCGTGCGGGCGCCTGCCTGCGCGAACACGAGCGCCCGCAGGGTGAGCTCCCGCCGGTAGTTCCCCAGCGGCTCACCGTCCTGCGTCGACGACAGCCCATCATGCCACACGTAGGCGCTCGGGACCGTCGCCGGCTTGCCCTGCGGAGGGTGGCCGATGATGACCTTCCCCGTCCCCGTGAGGCCCGTCGCGTTGTCGACCAAATCGGCGACGGCGATGAGGATGGTAGAGGCGCGCGAGCTCATGCCAGCTCCCCGAGGGCCTTGCGGAGGTGGATCCCGAACTGCGGCGCGACCGCCTGACGGCCGATGTCACTCGCGGGCGCGAGGTACGGCCGCCGTGGCATGGTGACGGAGCGCACGAGGTGGAACCACGGCACCCACTCCTCCCGCGCCTTCTTGCCCTTGCCCGAGGTCATGCGTTGGACGAGCATCCCTTGCGCCCCGCCCTTGATGGGGACGAACTTCAACCCGGGGATGTCCCTGGGCCACATGCCGGCGCCGCCTTCCTTGCCGCCCCGGAGCGCCGGGCCCATCGGGATCGCGAGGAACCGCCCGCGCTTGGGCCGGATGACGCCGCCGTTCTCGTGGATCGAGGCGTAGGGAACGGTCCCGACGCCGCCCCCGCCGACGCGGGCGATGGCCTCGACGGTGTCGCCCTTGACCTCGACGGCGCCTTGGATCGTCCCCTTGAGACGCCCAGTGCGGCTATGCAGCACGCGCCCGGAGAGGTTGATCTTGGCCTCTGCCTCGACGATGCCCTTCACCGCCTTTGCCGTGCCCACGGCCGCTTGACGCAAGCCCTTGTCGGAGAGCCGCCCCAGCGCCTCGCCGAACTGGCGCAGGTTCACAGGAACCGCCGGGGGAGCACGAACGGCGAGCCCGCGAGGATGCGCTTGGCTTCGGCCGGCAGCGCGTCGGGATCGTCGTAGGTCGTGCTCGCGCCATTGTAGCTGGTCGACGTCGCGCCGAGTTTGGCCCGCATGTCGAGGTGGTGGCGCACGGTGAGCTGCGCCGCGCGCTTGATGACCTCGGGGATGGAGGAGAACCCGGCGGTGCAGGCGACCTTGATCCCGCCCGTCGTCGTGCTCCAGGCGCCGTGCGTTGACGTCGACGTCAGCCGGATGATGCGCTTCGGGTGGGCCGAGAGGATGGCGTAGTCGCCCGAGGAGACGAGGTAGGTCGAGTCCGTGAAGTCGAGCGTCGGGTCGTCGTAGATTGACGCTACCGCCGACACCGGGCCTACCCCGAGGTCGAGGTCGCGCCCGCCGGTGCCGGTGAGGTACAGCGTGTAGGACGTGCTCTCACACGTCGGGCCGCTTGTGCCGTCGGGCGACGGATAGCCCAGGAATGAGGCGATGATGTGCCCGGCCTGGTCGATCAACTCGGTGATCAGCGTCGTCTCCGCGCCCGACGCGAGGTCGGGGATCATTCGGAGGGCCTGGGCTTCAGTCAGCAGGGCCACGCAGTCACCGGGTAAGAACGGGGGGAGGGGGATGCGCCGTCAGCGACTCGCCGCGGCGCAGGATGATCAGGGCCTCGGGGTGGGCCGCGCAGAGCCGATCGGCTTCGGCAGCGGGGAGGCTACGCACCTCGCCCACCGCCCAGCCATCCACCGGCGCCACGCAGCCCACGAGGGCCACTAGTGGACGGCCTCGACCACGGCGACCACCGAGAACTTGTAGGTCGGGCCGGTGCCGGTCTTGGCGACTTCCACCGTGTACACACCCGCCGCGGCGATCTCGAGGTCGGCGCCGGTGCCGGTGATGGTCAGAGCGACCGGCGTACCAGCGGTGAGAGCCGCGCCGCCCGTGCTGTTCGTCGTGAACGTCGCGAGCACCGTGGAGCCCTTCTTGACGGTGATCGTGATGTAGTTGCTCGCGTGGGTCGCGACCGAGACGTTCGGCACCAGGTAGAACGACACGGCGCGCACCGTGCCGGCGCTCGGGTTCAGGATGTGGACGTTGTCGGTCGCGTCGGTGCCCGACGCCGTGGCGCTCATGGGGTAAAGGCGATTCGTGAAGCTCATGGGAACCTCGAAGGATGGGAGAGAGGGAGGAGGAAGGGGGCGCCCCGTCAGCCAGGGCGCCCGCCGTCAGGGTGCTACTACAGCCACTTGTAGCCGTAGGTCACGACCTTCTCGGTGGAGGCCGAGAGAGTGTCCATGCCGCGGCGCAGGGTGGCGACGAGCTCGATGGTCTGGGTGTTCGCCGTGCGGGTGAGCTCCACGGTCGGGCCGCGGCGCTGGTAGTGGGCGAACGCCGACCGGGCGACGGAGAGCACGCCCGAGTAGGCGCCGGTGCCGGTGTAGAGGCCGGTGGTCGCGAGGTCCGAGGAGACGAACCGGGAGAGGAGGATCGGCTTGCCGCCGATGCTCGCCGGGGCGCCGCGCAGGATCGAGGCCGACGGCCCGAACTTGTCGACGGTGAGGACGTTGGAATCCGTCGCGATCTTCTTGAAGTACACCTCGGGGGAGGTGACGATCACCACGTCGTCCGCGGCGTACTCGCCGTGGCCCCCGACCAGCTCCTCGAGGATCTTCGCGACGGTCTGCCCGCCGCTCTGGTCCGTGGTCGCGGTGCGGTCGACGGCGATCCGGCGGAAGCCCTTGAATGCCCGGCGGTGGTCGTTGGACCCGCCGAGGCCCGAGGTGCCCCACCGCGACCGGATGTTCCAGGTGGCGATGGCGTCCTCGTGCGTCGCCGTGGTGTCCCCGTTCACCATGCAGTCCTCGTAGCCGTCGGCCAGCGCCTTCGGGAGCATCTGCTGGAGGATGGAGACGATGGGCAGCGCCGCGTCCTCGGCCGACGCGATCCCGATGAGGGTCCGCATCCCGAACATCGGGGGCTCGAGGGTCTGCGACGAGCTCGTGATCGAGGTCGCCGGCAGCACCGCGGGCTGGTCGGAGGTGGAGTCGGCGCCCATCTTGAACGGCCGGGGCTGGCCGGTCATCTTCGGCTTGATCGTCGGCCCGGAGAGCGTCTCGGTGCGGAAGGCCGCGGCGAGGGCGCTGGGGATCTCGAACGCCATCCACAGGTCGGGCGAGAAAACGTCGGGGATGAACTCGCCGCCGGCGCCCGCGCTGTCGGCGAAGGCGCGGGAGACGGCGTCGCGCACCGGGCCGGGGAGCCGGCGGGCGGCGCGGATGACGTCGGCGTCGGCCTGCGGGGTGCGGGCGCTCGGGCCCATCGCGAGGCGGACGAGGGTGCGGTGCCCGACCGCGCGCTGGAACGCGAGGTGCTCCGGGGTCATGGCCTCCCGGTCGTCGAGCAGGCCGGGCTCCTCGATGTCGAACCGCTGGCCGCCGAAATCGACGGAACGGGTGGACGCACGGAGGCGCAGGCTGGCGCCGTCCATGTAGCGCCCGAGGATGTCCTTCTCGGTGCCCACGGCCTGGCGGTTGGCGACGGCCGCGCGCTTGGAGGCGTCGAGCTGCTCTTCGGCCGCGCGCCACTTGGCGACGGCGTCCTCGGCGGCGCGGCTCGCGGCAGTGGCGTCGTCCTTGACCTTGCGGACCTCGGCGACCAGCAAGCCGCAGAACTCGCGCAGGCTGGCGTCGTCCTTGATGGTGGAGGGATCGAGGTTGTTCGCGGCGATGATGCTCATTGTCTACCCCTTGCGGAAGATGGAGAGGCCCCCCGCTCGGGGGGATTTGAGGTCCGCCACGGGAGCCGGGGCGGTATCGGAGGGGAGGCCCCCCGAAAGCTGGAGCGCGGCCGACAGCTCGGCGATGAACGCCGGGTCGGTCGCCAGAGCGCGGGCGATGGTCGAGACGTCGGTGGCGCTGCGGGCCTCGACGTGACGCGACCCCGGCCCCTGCTCGGCGATGGCAGTCGGGTCGTCTCCGATGGCGACCATGGACACCTCGAGGAGCTCGCAGTCGTAGTACACCACGCCCCGGTCGCCGTAGTACGGGTGACCCTGGGGGAAGCTGTTCCGAGCCTGGATGCGCCCGGGGATCCACCCGACGGAGACGGCGTGGAGGAACCCGCCCTCGTAGAGCGTCTGACACTCGAGGCCCGCGGCGGTCGGCGACCACCGGACGGTGAGCATGAGCCGGTCGCCCTCGACGCTGGCGACGCCGCGGCCCACGATGTTCTCGACCTCGTAGTCGTGATCTCGCAGCACCACCGGATTTGTTGCGTAGCTGGCGAGCTTCCACGATGCCTGATCGATGATGCTGGCATCCGACCGGGCGGGGGCTGCGGTGGAGGCCACGAACCGGGCCGGCTCACCCGGCGCGCGGGTCTGCGCTCCCGAGTCCTCGGCCCATGCGACGCGACGCTGTACGACTCCGACCATCTGCCGTCCCTCCTCGGCCGCGTCCAGCGCCGCCACGATGCGCTCGCTCCACGCCACGGCCGGATCGCCGCCCCAGCACGCCCAGGCCACGCGCCCGGGGGACGGGTAGCCGGGCTCGCCGGGGCTGAAGCCCTCGCCCTTCTTGTCGACGACGTGCCGTGCGAGCCACGCCCGCATCAAGCGCACCTTGTCCTCGGTGATGTCCTCGCCACGGGCCAGCCGGCGCGCCCAGGCGACCGTCTCGCCCTTCAGCCCGTCGCCGCCTTCGCCGGCCTCGACCCACGCGACGCCACGGGCGCACTCCTCGCGCACACCGGCCGGCGGGGTCATGTTGGGGGCGCTCATCGGGCCCCCATGACGACGGGAATCGTGGTGCAACGGCAGTTCACGACGAGCGCCGCCTGCACGAAGTCGCCCGGGTAGCGAGCCTGCGCGCCGGCGAACGGGCCCGAGGGCACCGTGAAGAGCTCGCCGGTGTGCTTCTGCTGGCCGTCGAGCTCCATGTGCTCGAACCGGACGTCGAGGTCGCGTGCCGACAGCCACTCCTTGCGGAGATCGACCCCGTTGAGCAGCGCCGTCGCGTAGCTGTCCTGCGCCCCTCCGTTGACCGCCCGGGTCGTCTCGGTGCGGGCGACCACGCGGGCGCGGGTTGGCGTGAACGCTGGTAGATCCTTGAGGAGCCGCTGCATGTCGTAGACGGTGGCGCCCTCGCGGATGCCTCGGTCAACGATGGCCTGTACGGCGTCCTGCGTCGTCGTCGCGACTCGCACCCACGAGCCGATGCTGCTCTGCACGGTCGCGTCGAGCATGGACGGCGAGTAGTCGTACCGCTCGCCGATGTACCGAGCGCCCGACCGGAACGCGGCGCGGATGGCACCGTCGAGGATGGCGCGGATGTCCTCGGGGATGGCGGTCGGGTCCGTGCTCGGGAACAGCCACGCCATGACCTCGGAGGTGAGGTCGCGCGTCATCACGACGTCGCGCGCCATCCGTTGCGGCCACGGAGCCGAGCCCATCCGCTCCACGATGCTGTCGCGCTGCCGGGCGAAGTCGTCCTCGACGGCCCGGGTGAGCGCCCGCTCCGTCGGGGTGTGCAAGGTGTCGAGGTAGCCGCGCCAGAGGCCCGCGCGCCCCTCCTCGTCGCGGGGGACGTCGAGGCGGTCGACGATGTGCAGCGCCGGGGCCTCGGGGGGCGCCTCGCCGCGGAACAGGGTGAGGGCCCGCGCCGGCAAGGCGTCGTCCACCTGGACCCCGTCAGCCACCGACTCGCCGGCCGACGCGGGCTCCTCAACGAGATCCGGCGCGTCGGGGAAGCCCTCGTAGGCCGCGGCGCTGGCCGGCGACATCCCGAGGTCCACCCACTTCTTGACGCGATCCAGCCGTGCGTCTCGCGACTCCTGCATCGCGTCGACCCCGGAGAAGTCCTTGCGGATGGTCACCCGCTGGCCGCCGTAGCGGTTGCCGAGCGCCTTGGTGAGCTTGGCGCAGACGAGCCGGGACAGCCCTTGCAGGCCCTCCCAATAGGTCTTCATCTGCTGCTGCTGCGTCGCGTAGTTCGCGGTCGGGAGGCCCACGCGCGACGGGGGCACGCCGAACGCCGCCAGGACCGTCTCACGCGCCCGGACGCCGGCCTCGGCGAACTCCAGATCGCGCGGCGTGAACGCGGGGAACTCGGCGTCGAGCGCGTCAGAGAGGACAAGCGCGCCGCCCTGCCGCATCTGCGCGGAGTAGGCGTCGGCGATGGCCTTTCGCACGTCCGCATCCCACAGGCCGATCCCTTCCTTCGGGCGGATGATGGCCTCGGGGCGCCCGCGCGCCGCGGCCTTCGCGGTGAGGCGCTGGCTCTGCTGTTCCGCCGTCAGGAGGTCGTGGAGGGCGCGGGCCAGCCCCTCGCCGTAGAGGGCTTGGGTGTTCGACCGCCACGAGGACAGCCGGACGTGGACGATGTCCCGGGGCTCATAGACGTCCTCGCCGCCCGTGCCGTAGCGGTATCGCTCCGGGGCGCCGTAGGGCGCGCCCTCGATACGCATCCGGTCGGAGTGCAGCAGGGGGAGGCTGGTCGGCGCCGTGCGGCCCACGATGGCCGCGAAGGCGTCGCCGGTGAGGAGGAGGTACAGCAGCAGTTGCCGCTCCCACTCCTCGCCGGTCTGCCACGTCGTCGGCTCGCGCAGGAGGTCGAGCACGGGGTGCGCGTCGATGGTCTGCGCCTGCGCGCCCTCGCCGACCGACGCCACCCACGGCAGGCCTGCGAGGTCGGTCCCGATGGCGTCGACGCACGCGCGCACCCACGGGAACGCCGCGAACGTCGAGAGCGCCGTCTCCCGGTCGTACTCGGGGATGGTCTGCGTGCCCCGCGACCAATCCGCGCCCTGGTTCACGTCCGTCTCGACGCGAGGACGCACAAGGCCGCGCGCCCACACCCCGAGGGAGGACCACCACGTCACGCGCTGGGGGAGGTCGGCCACGGTCCCAGCGTGACGCGGGAGGGAACGATGGGCCATCCGACCGGGGCGGAAGTGTGTTACAAATCGCTATGCCCTACGTTCCCGTGCGCCTTGACGACCGGTTGGCTCGCGAGCTCGACGAGCTCGCCGACGCGCAGGGTGTCAGCCGGTCGGACGCGCTCCGGGGCCTCTTGCGGAAGGGGCTCGCCGCGACCCGTCAGACCGCCTCGGACAAGGTGACGCCCCCGACCGACGCACGCTCCACGAGCCCGCGCACGAGGTAGCCCAGGGCGTCCACCTGGTCAGCGAACGCGCCGCGAGGGAAGGCGCACACCTCGCGCACCGCGTCCACCGCCCAAGGCTCGCCCGGGAGCTGGTCCGCCCGGTCGTGGGTGTGGTAGCCCTTCGCGCCGCAGCGGCACGGAAACACCACCGCGCCGCCCTCGACGTAGCCGGCCCACCGTTGCGCGCGGGTCACTTTGTCGCCGTCCGGCTCGACGCCGATCAGCCCCGGCACCGTCCGCCGCAGGAGGTCGAACACGGCGCGGGCGTTGGCGCGGTTCTCGATCCACGTCCTCGAGGCGTAGGGGTGCTCGCGGCGGGCGCGCTGGATGGCCGCGGTCTGCTCGGTGATCTCCCAGCGCCCGCGGTAGCCGGCGCCAACGTGGACCTTCCCGCCAAGGTAGCCGCCGACGAATCCGGCCGTGTAGGCCGCCGAGTCGCCCGCGCCCATCGCGAGATCCCACCCCTGCGCCGTCGCCCGGTAGTCGCGCGGCTCGGGCCACTCCGAGCGGTCGAGCCAAAGAAACCACGAGGCGCGGAACATGCCGCCCTCCTTGGCTTGTGGGCGCTGCTGTAGCTGGCCGGGCGCCTGGTCGCCCAGCGACTTCTCCAGCGCCGCCACCTCGACCTCGGGGAACCGCTTGGGGTCAAGGAGCTCGCCGGCCGTCGTGCGCCGGTCTGCCGGGCTGCGCTCCGGGTGGTGCGGGTCGAACCGCATCGGGAGCACGATCGAGGCGTACCCCTCGCGGATGCACTCGCCGGGGGGGTCGGCCTCGTGGAGCCGCTGGCCGATGATGGTCGCTCTTGCCTCGCCGCGGTCGTTGAATCGCGTCTCGAGCACCTCGCGGCGGTAGGCGTTGACCTCGGCCATACGCTCGGCCACGCGGGCGGGGTCGCCGTGGACGAC